GTTCTACGGTCAACGCACAGAAACCGAAAACGGAGAAATAAAAGCCCCACAACAGGGATGGCTCGGTCATTGGACGGGTGATGGCGCTACGTGGTCGACCATCAACTTTCTCCCCGAGCGCCTCATCGAAGAGCTCCATAAGGCCGGCTACGACGCCAGGGCGTGCATACGACTTTGGGGGGATCGCGGGTGGCTAAAAGTTAGTGCACAGCGTAAAACATACGGCTACCAGAAGATATGTGGGCTGGTTACGCAGGTTGTCCAGTTGAAGCGAAACGCGGTCCCGGAAGTCGACATAGTAACCGAGTGACTATTGTGACAACCGTCTTAACTGCTGATTTTATTAGTATCTTTTCATTTACTTTCTCGGTAGTCAATTTCAAAAAATAGGGTGTGTACATGCACATGCGCGCGTGCGCGGGCGCGCGCGCGTATATATGCTATTTATAATGATTACTTTGACTACTTTGACTACTTATACTATATGTCCTTGTTAGTAAAAAGAAAAACGAAATAATGCAGTGCGTCAAAATTGACTACCGACTGACTACCAAACAGTAAGATGGTTGAAAAGATTAGATAAACACTGACTACCGGAAGCTGCTCCTTGCATTTTGCATTGCATTTTGCCACACCAAGGCCACGCCGGTGATTTTCACTGGACAACCGCCTCGGAAGCTGCGATAACCGGAACATGCTACAGCGAACAACTCCACATTTTTGACACAGCTCGGCGCGGCGGCAATCGCTGTAGCAGGCAAGCCACGCGCTGGGCTGTGACCTACGGGAAGATCATGCAACAATTAACCGCTTGCTCCGGGTGCTCAAAAAGAGAATTGTCCCCCATGACTGGGAACCGATGTAAACGTTTGGCGTACATGAGAAAAAATTATATCGGTAGGTTCAGGTTAACCGAAGAACAACGGTCAGAGATTAGGTTGTCCACTGACCCGAAATCGACAAGGGGGGAATTGGCCCGTATTCCGGTATCCCTAGGGCCGATCCTCCCCCCTCCCCTGCACGCGGGTTTGTATTTGGAACGGATGCGGTCTGTATGGGGTCTGTATGTGCCCAGAGATCACAAAAATGACGAGTTTGCGGAGAGAGGCGAATGAGAAAGCCAAACTGCAACACATCCACACGTCAGACCGGATGGATCTGCGCCAAGATGGCGCTCGAAGCCGGGGTGCGCTGATGCCCATCACCGACCAACCGCCGTCAGTGCATGAGCGCGACCATGCGTGAGCCTTCCGAGAACGCGGAACAAATCGCGGTCATCGCCTACTTGGATGCCTGCCGGCCGGTCGTCGCGTACTTCCACGTGCCGAACGAGCGCAAGTGCAGCGCCAGGGATGGGGCCAAACTCAAGGCCATGGGCCAGCGTCGGGGCGTCCCGGATATAATCATCGTCACTCGTCCGCCAGCAGTGCCGAGCGCGCCAGCGGCATATGTCGAGATGAAGCGCCGCGACGGCGGCCAGCGTTCGCCGTTTCAAATCGCGTGGGACCGGCTGCTGCAGGCCAATGGGTGGGCGGGAGGTTTTGCCTCGGGCGCCGCCGAGGCGGTGGCCATGTTGCGCCGGATGGGCTATGTGCGGCCGCAAGACCAGGCAACAACCCCATCAACCGCCCGACAATAGCCCGATGCGTTTCACCGTCGTCATGCTCATTGCGTCGCTCTGGTCATTGGCCGCCCATGCGCCAACATTGCCACCGCCCACCGTTGAGCTCGCCGAGCCGCCGCAGTCGCTGGTCGACATCACGGGTCCGTCCCCCGACTGCCTCTGCTGGCTGCGCTACACCGGGCCCGACGGGCAGACCGCCATGGTGCACATCCGTCCGGTCGGCACGATCTTGCATGTGTGCACCGGCGACGAATTGGGGTTGTGCAAAAACGGGCCGAGCGGTACAAGGGATCCCTGATGGCGATAACCAAGCAGGTCAGGCTCCCCAGTCCGGCGATTCAGAAACGACTCGAGCGCGGGGTGACGCGGCAACAGGATATGCCCAAATGTGTTGATTGTGAAACACAGATCACTGGAGCCGCCATCGCCGGTTTTGATGGACGTTGGCGTTGCTTGAAACATAACGAATTGCACAACGAAGCCGTCCTGCAAGAGTCTGGCGATAGCGCTCCGAATGAATCCGAGAACATCAAGCATTTTGCTGCGAGGGTGGATGAAGCTAAAGAGAAGGCCAGGAAGAAAAAAGCCGACGCCATGCTTGAAAAATATGGCGTGGGAAAAAGGCCATGGTCATGAAGCGCAACTGCTCATGGTGCGGTGCTGAATTTGAAACCAATAATCAGCTAAAAATAAGATGCAGCAAGGCATGCAGTATAAAAGCCGGCAATCACAGACAAAGCGTGCGGAAAGGGGCCAACGAGCTACGTGTCGTGACGTGTGCGTGCGGAAAAATCTTCGAGACTCGAGAAAAAAAGAAGAAGTACTGCATCGTCGGGCCAGGGTGACGGCAGCTCCGGGGAGGATTAGTGCCTTGGACCTGCATACGCTCCATGTGATTATGGGAAATTCCTGCATGCACCCAAACAAATTGGAATGTTGCGGCAAGGTGTGCGATGATCACATCCATTCGCTTGCCACTGGTGGTACAAATCACCCAACAAACATCCAGTTTTTGTGTAAGACGCATAATTCAAAAAAGGGCCATCGCATTACGGCAGACTACCGCACCGCATCGCAGCTCAAAAAAATCTTTGCCGCGTTCCAATTACAGTTGTTTGCCGAGGCCGCGTGACATGGGCTGGCGCACCGTTCTCCACGTTCCCCCGACCGATCACGCCTACTTCAAGCGGCTCGCCCGAGAGCGCGGGATGACCATGGCCGGGTTTGTCGGGCGGGCGGTACGCAACTACGTCACCCCCGTGCGCCGCGCGTCACCACGGCCAACGTCGGGCAAAAAACAGCTAGAGCAAATCGACGACTCGCCATCGATGACGATCGACCGTGCGCCGTTTTGGGCCGGGCGCCGCCGTGGCTGACTTTGTGGCCTATGCTGTGGGCGCCGAGCGCCGGTGTCGGGTCGTCTGCCGCCGGTCGACGGTCGAGGCGGCCGCAGAGTATGCGCGCCGGCACCTGCGCGCGGGCGAGGGGCTGTCGGTCAACCGGGAGGACGTGCCGCGGCCGCAACTGCGTGACGCCGAGGTCTTTCATGCGGTGGGCGCGCCGATGAGTCGGGATGAGTCGGTGAAGAAAAGTTTGGCGTGGACGCGCGTGTGCCTTGCCGGGGCGCGTGCGGCCAAAAAGGAGAAGAGGCGATGACTGCGAAGAAGGTTGGGAAGAAGACGGCAGAAAAAGTGATCGATCACATTCGGGCGCAGAAGCGCGACGGGCACGCGATAGACTATGCGGACGTTGAGGCGGCGGTGAATGATGTTGTGCCGGCCGCCCCGGTCGACGAGATGGCCATGGTGGCCGCCGCCAGCGACCGAAGACGGGTTGTGGAGCTCGAAGCCGAGGTGAGAAGGTTGAACGATCTGATTGGTCTTGCGCTGATGGCAGAGACAAAAGAAGCATCTTCGGTAGATAGCGAAGTCGCTCGTCTTCATGACGCGATCAAGTTGCACCGGTCACTGTGCCACCGAATGGGGACTCGCCAGTGTGACAGCCAATTGCATCGCGTTCTTGAAAAATAAATGGAACTCAAGCCGAGAACTTGCCGTTGTTGTGGGAAGATATTTTTCTCGCAAAACAGAGCGCAAAGATATTGTAATGACAAGTGCGCGTTCGAAGTGAGGGCGGGCAAGAAAAAAATATACGACGCGGACATGCGGGGGCAGAGAAGAATTCTTGAAGAAAGAGTGTGCCCTGTTTGCGGAGAAAAATTCAAACAACACATTGCTAAGCAAAAATACTGCTCAATGAAATGCGTTCGTAAGCAGGCGAGAAAGAAATACACGAAGTCGGACAGAGGGAAAAAAATATGGAGAGAATGGACAAAAAAATATCGAAAAAGAAATAGAGATAAAATCAACCAGAGATGTAGAGAAAAATATGCCGCAGATCCAAGCAGAGGAATAGCTGCAACGCAACGTCGAAGAGCAGCAAAAAGAAATGCTCTCGGCAGATGTAGCGGATCCGATCTGAGAACTTTGAAAAATATTCTTGGCGATACGTGTTTGAAATGCGGATCGGCAACCGACGTGACGTGGGACCACGTTATCCCACTGGCTGTTGGTGGCTCTGATGGACCGCTAAACAGACAACTTCTGTGCCGAAACAACACCATTCGTGCGCCGATTATCGCACCAAGCCACAAATGAAAAAACTTCTTGCCGCGTTCCAATTGGTGCTTCTATGACCATATCTATTTCGGCAAGAATAATGGCAGTGCCAGAAAGAAGCTGCCCCACGTTGCTCATCTCCGCGCTCGCGCCGTTTGAGCCACGCACCATGATCGACTGCGCGCACCGGGGACCATGGTGGAACGCGCGGCGATGCTGGATCGACGGCGCCGCCACTGGGTGCAGCCACGTGCTGTTGGCACAGGACGACGCGGTGCCGGTCGGTGGGTTCGCGCGATTAGCCAGAGCCGCCGTCGAGGCCAGGCCGGAATCGATCATCTCGTTTTTCTACCACAACGACAAAGCTGCGGGCGAAGCCGGGCGGGCCCCGTGGGTGGAATTCCCGATCAGTAATTGGGGCGTGGCTTTGTGCATGCCGGCCAAGATGGCCCAAGACATGGTGGCGTGGAACGACGAGTACATCCAACCAACGGTGTCTCAGGACGACTTGCGCGTGCTGCACTATGCGGCCAACCACGGCATGCCGGTCTGTGCCACGAACCCGTCTCTCGTCGAACATTCGCCGAACATGGCCTCGACTGTTTCTCCTAGACCATCGAATCGTGAATTTATGGCGTCCAGTCTATACCGCGGCGAGGCGATGAATTGGGGCGGCGAGGCGTACAAGATGCCAGGGGACACGCGGGCGTTTTTGATCAGCCGCCAGCACCATAGGAGCGAAAAATGCTAACCATCGACGAAACCACCGAGCTGACAAACGCATTGCGGCGCCAGATGCTCTATACGACACCCACGCCAGTGTTTCGCGCGGGCACACAGATCGTCGAGCGCTTTAACGTCACGATCCACGCGGCCGACTACGTGCGGATCCGCGCGCTCATCGAGAAGGCGGGCGGATGGACAATCGATGACGAGGACTCTAAAGCGGCGCTCCTGCAATTTGAGCAGAAGGCGCGGCTCGTCGGCGGCGGGTACGGGTTTGCGGATTGGTCGGCCGGTGAGTTGGTCACGCTCATCGCCGAGAGTGAGGGCGTCCCCGAGCTCGCACCATTCCGCGCTGCGGCCGAGGCGGAGCTGAAGGCGAGGAGCGCATGAAGCTGGACCAACTATACCAGGCGAAAAACATCGCCAACAAAATAGACGAGATTGATCAGCAGCTCGAAGCGCTCAGTAAAGACAACGCCGACACCAACATCGACGGACGCTACCTGCTGACCAGTGACTCAGAGATTTGCAAGGCCATGCTCGATGCTGCGCGGGCAATCTACCAGGACAGACGAGCGAAGCTCCAAGCGCAATTCGAAGCGTTATAGTTTTTTTCTTGACATTAGCACACATCGTGCTAGACTCTGCCGCATGACCACCGAAGACTACGAACTGCCGGAGTCGTTAGAGGCCTACCGGGCTCGCGCAGCGAAAGAGCAACAGCTTAGGTCCGAGGCTTTCGCCCGAGCGCAGAAAAAGCGCGAGAACAATGTGATCGTCACGGTCATCTGCGCCTTTGCGCTGCTGGTGTTTGGGGCGCTGGCGCTGGTGTGGCCGGGGGCGAGGCCTGCCCGTTATCCATCGGGTGGGTGTCTGGCGGGCTCGCCAAATTCGACAAACAGGTAACAACCAAGGAGAACAGAATGGCAGCGACAAAGAAAAAAGCGACCGACTGGCAAATCGGCAAAATGTATTTCATTCGCACCGTGACACTCTACTATGTTGGTCGCCTCATTGCGATCGACGCGCAAGACTTCACGCTCGACCAATGCGCATGGGTGGCTGACACCGGGAGATTTTCCGAAGCCATGAGAACCGGAAAATTGAACGAGGTCGAGCCGTACCCTGATGGCCCGGTCAAGGTGTCGCGCGGCGGCTATATTGACGCCTGCATATGGACGGGTGAGGCGCAAAGGATCGTGCTGTGATTTCCGCCGCGCTTTTGCGCGCTGGGTATGACGCTGCGGGGTCGCGGTCGTGGTCGTGGTCGCGGTCGTGGTCGGGGTCGTGGTCGGGGTCGTGGTCGTGGTCGCGGTCGCGGTCGCGGTCGCGGTTGTGGTCGCGGTCGCGGCCGGGGCCGTGGTCGTGGTCGTGGTCGGGGTCGCGGTCGTGGTTGTGGTCGCGGTGAGCGTCCATGGGTGACACCAAGATAAGCTGGGCCACAAAAGTCTGGAATCCGATAACTGGCTGCCAACCATGTAGCCCTGGATGCACCCATTGCTATGCCGCGGGCATCGCCCGCAGGTTCTGGGGTGAGCGCAAATTTTCGGACGTGCGGTGTCATCCCGAGCGGCTCGAGCAACCGCTGCGCTGGCGCAAGTCGCAACGGGTGTTTGTCAACTCGATGTCGGATCTATTCCATAATCGTGTACCGCTGGGGTTTATCATTCGCGTGATGATGATTGTCACCGAGGCGCGGCAGCACAAATTTCTCGTGCTGACCAAACGGCCGGAGCGGATGCTATCGGTTGTGCGTGACTGGCACGACATTACCGGTGAAGATTTTACCGCTTTCCGAGGAGCCCGTGGTCCGGCGGAAACACTCGCCGCTCATCCGAGTCCGCGCGGTCAATTGTTCGCCGCATATCTTGAGGACCTCGGCAAAGCCACGGGTGGTAAACCACCGCCAGGCTGCGCGTGGCCTACGTTTGATTGGGCTGATGGACCAATGCGATGGCCAACCAGTCCCGATCGCAATCTATGGCTCGGCGTGTCCGTCGAGGACCGCGCGCATTTGTCACGGATCGACGTACTACGTAAATGCCCGGCCGTCGTGCGCTGGATCTCGTTTGAGCCGCTACTCGAGGACGTTGGTCGCGTGGATTTGACAGGCATCTCATGGGTTGTCGTCGGTTGTGAGTCAGGGCTGGGCCGGCGACCGATGGCTGAGCAATGGGCCAGGGGGATAATCGAGCAATGCCGTGCGGCTGGCGTGGCCGTGTTTTTCAAGCAGGCAGAGCGGGCCGGTCGGGTGGTCACCATGCCGGAGCTCGACGGCCGGCAGTACCACGAATTTCCGAAATAACGCACCGCGTCTAACCGGCGATCGCCACGATCGCAATACACTTGACACTCGCACAGATTGTGTTACTCTCTATATATACGGTGCAAGCGCACCACAACGAAAAGAGAGAACACAATGACCGCACGACAACAGACTGAGGAGCGCAACCAGAAAACGTCGGCGACTTACCCGATGATCGCGCGTTGTGGATGTGGCCGAACATACGGCCCCGCCGAATGGGCCGTGCTGCCGAAACGCGGAGTGCAGCACATTCCGGCCTGCGGTGGCGAGCCAGAAGAGGACCTTGAGCTCGCCGACTGTGTGTGTCGGTCCACAATTTCTCGTAGGCTCCCATAGTAAAAGTCAGCAATCCGTGGGTTGTTGTCGGGCTTGATTCCTCTTTACGTGCTGCAATTCTCCCGCTTTCGCGCTAAGATGCCCCTATGGCCAACGCCGTTGTCAATCCGTGGGACAAGCAGTTTCACGAGCCCGCACGAATGTTCGCCATGTTCACGGCGTTCCGCGACATGGGCTACGAACGCACACTCGTTGCGGTGTCGGCCAAGTTCGACCTGCACGGGAACACGGTTCGCAAGTATTCTGTGAAGTGGCGATGGCCGGAGCGCGCAGACAGCTGGGATCGACATCTCGACAAAGAGAAGCAGGGCGAGACCGTGGCGGCCGTGCGACTGATGGCCGCCAAGCAGGCCGAGACCGCACAGCGCATGTATGAGCGCATCGTCAAGGCATGTGACGTGATGCCGGATGACCGGATAGAGGCCTTTACGCCGACAGAAAAGCGCCAGTGGATTGTCGACATGGCCAAGCTCTGGCGCGATGCGCTGGGCGTGCCCGAGCGCGTCGTCGAGACCATACAGACCCAGGAGACCCGCATCGTCGAGAAATCACCCGAAGAGCGCCAGGCGCGGATCAAGCAGTTACTGCGTGTTGTCAACGGCGGCAAGTGAACTCGAGGACCTGCTCGAACAAGAGGCGATCGCCCGTGCGCGAGAGAACCTCTTGGCGTTCGTGCTCTACACGATGCCAACATTCGAGGCCAACTGGCATCACCGGCTATTCTGCGAAAAGCTCGAGCGGTTTGTGCGTGGCGAGATCCCGCGCCTGTTAATCGAGACCCCGCCTCGGCATGGCAAAAGTCAGCTTGTCTCGCGCCACCTTCCGGCGTTCATTTTTGGACGTAACCCGTGCGCCAACATCATCAGCTGTAGCTACTCGGCCGATCTGGCGTCCATGATGAACCGCGACGTTCAGCGCATCATCGACTCGCCGGCCTACGCGCGGCTGTTCCCTGAGACTAAGCTCGGGTCGTCAAACGCACGGACAACTGGCGCATGGCAGCGCAACGCTGACCTATTCGAGATAGTTAAGCACGGCGGCACCTATCGCAGTGCGGGTGTGGGTGGAGGCATAACGGGCATGGGGGGTAGTCCTGTGGCGGGAGGAAGTTATTGTATTGCAAGAGGGCAGCGAGTATTGACTAAGAACGGTTGGTGTCCAATCGAGCAGGTACACGCCGGGGATCTTGTGTTGACGCATCGTGGTCGTTGGCGTGCGGTAATCGCGACAGCGGATAACGGGGTTCGGCCAGTATTGCGCCTTTCGGTAAACGGTGGTAGTTTGGTCTGCACGAATGACCACCGTTTGTTGACACCAAGGGGCTGGTGCGATGCAAAAGATTCACGAATTGTATTTGCCGCGGACGTGCAAGAGTTGTGGGATAGCGTTCGTTCCAAAAAAGGTTCGGAAGGGCGAACCGGAATTTCCAAAGTTTTGTTCTCGGGCTTGTTATACGCGAGCGCAACGCCAAGACGGATTGGCCCAACAGATTGTGCGGACGTGCAGAAATTGTGGGGTTTCGTTCGTCCCCAAGCAGCACCGGCACACACCACTGGATCTTCCGCGCTATTGTTCGAGGGCATGTCAGCAAGAGGCTCAACATTCGGAGGCTTTGGCGAAGCGGCCGAAGTGCGAACGGTGTGGCAGAATGGTCGCCAAAAACAAAAGACGTTTCTGCTCAACGAAATGTCGAGGCGCATACGACGCGGCGCACGGGGTTCGCCGCCGTTTGCCGGATCGTGCTTGTCCGAATTGCGGACAAATGTTTCGCCCAAAATCGACGGAGAGCGTCTATTGTTCGATGGCGTGCAAAAACGAGGGGCACGGCCGGGCGATGCGGGAGGATTTGAATCCGAATTATCGCGACGGGTGGTGGATCGCGGCGCATTCCAGAGCCTTTCGCAAGAAGATATCCAAAAAGATGCGCGCCCTATCCAAAACGTGCGTGGAGTGTGGATCGAGGTCTCATCTTCACGTGCACCATATCGACGAAGTGAAACGGAACGATTCACCCAACAACCTGGTGGTGCTTTGTCGCCGATGCCATATGGCGTGGCACAAATCGAAAAATGCGGAGAAGCGCGCGTTTATGACCTCCAGGTGGAAGAAGATCGCAGTTTCGTTGTCGAGGGATTTATCGCCCACAATTGCATAATCGACGACCCAATCAAAAACGCCGACGAGGCGAATAGCCCGACCTACCGAGACAAGTTATTTGGATGGTACGCGACGACGTTGCGCCCCCGCGTCATCGGCAACCCGAACGGCATACTGCTTACCCTGACCAGATGGCACGAGGACGACCTGGCGGGGCGCCTACTCGAATACGCAGAGAAGGATCGCGAAGCCGAGCAATGGGAAGTGCTTTGCTTGCCGGCCATCAAGGAAGGACTCCCGACAGCAGATGACCCGCGCGCCGAGGGTGAGGCGTTGTGGGCCAATAGATTCACCGTCGAGCACCTACGGGCGGTCAAGGCGACAATTCCGGGCGCCGCGTGGACCTCGCTTTATCAGCAACGTCCGAGCGCGCCTGAAGGGTCAATCATAAAGCGCGACTGGTTGCGCTATTACGACACACTGCCAGACACTATCGATCGATGGTGGCAAAGCTGGGATCTGACATTCGATGAAACCGAGGCGGGTTCCTACGTGGTGGGGCAAGTGTGGGCGCAGACGGGGGCGAACTGCTACCTTGTGCATCAATACCGAGACCGCGTGGACTTTTCGGCGAGCGTGGCTCAGGTCGAGAATGTGACCAAGGCGTATCCGATGGCGCTGCGCAAGAAGGTGGAGAAAAAAGCGAACGGGGCGGCACTGCTCTCGGTGCTCAAAAACAAGGTGCAGGGGCTCGTCCCGGTTACGCCGCTCGGTGACAAACCGCGTCGGCTAATGGCGGTGTCGCCGCTCTTCGAGGCCGGCAACATCTGGTTGCCAAAGCGCGAGAATGCGCCATGGGTCGGCGAGTACATCGAAGAGCTTGTGACGTTCCCGAAGAGCAAATACGACGACCAGGTGGATGCGACAAGCCAGGCCCTGGTCGACATCCAGAAGTCGCGCATGCTTGAGGTCGTGATCCCGATGCAGGCCGGGCTTGGCGGCGGCGGGTGGCGCCAATTCGGTTGACATTTGCACCGGATGTGCTAAACTCCAAGCATGCTACACTCGGGAACTACAACAACAGACTGACACGACCCTCGGCGCTCGGCGTCCGGGTGTAGCAGCCTTGCCGGCGCCTTGGGTCGTGACCCGATGAGGTTGTCATGAGAAAAATAGTTGCAGCTATCGCGGTGGTTTTGTGTTGTTCGGCGCATGCACAAGAGGATCCGGCAACCGATGCGGACAAGGCGCAAGCGCAAGAGTTGTTCAAAGGGATTGTGGAGGCAGGACAGGCAGAGATTGTGGCGAAAGCAAAAAAGCACGGGTGTAAAGCTGTGGTGTTTGGGCACGGCTTGATGCAGTTGGCAGAGAATTTGAAGCGCGGTATTGACACCATCGACCAGATCAAAAAGATTGCCATAGAAACAGGTGGCGAGGACGGGATGGGCGAAAGCCTTGACGACAAGATCCGGGCGTTTCAGGTGATCGATGAGCACACGGCGCTCTACTCGTCATACGAAGGAACCGTGTTTTTGTTGCAGCACAGCAAGAAGCCGATCATGGAGCACTCGCCGCTGCCGGTCGTGGCTGATTATGTCGTCGTGGTCGGAACGCGCGTCTACAAGACCATTATGGGCTCGCGTCAGGCGATCGTGATTGAGCCAGCGTTCTGATGGAGCGCGTCATGGTTGTCATGAGAGAGTGCGCGAATCCGAAGTGCGGGAAGGAGTTTTCGGCGAGCAGAAAAGATAAAATTTTCTGCTCGTCTCGATGCTATGATGCCGCACGTAGGCCGCCTAAACCAGTAGAGAAAAAAGAGTGCTGTTGGTGCGGAGAAGATTTTTCCGCAAAAAGGAAGGACAAAATCTATTGCTCAAAGAAGTGTATTTGGTTTGCTTGGTATTCATGGGCATATCCCACCAGAAGGAGAGAATTTTTACAACGCGGGAGATCATGGCGGCAGAGAAATAAAAAGGCCGTGGCGGCAGCGTGCAAATCATACGCCATTGCACATCCAAAAGAAATGAAAGCCTATTGCCTTGCCTACAGGTTGCGCAATCAAGAAAAGGTGAAGGCGCGTGCGGCCGCGTATCAAATAGCAAATCCAGATCAGGTCAGGGTAAACAATCATCGCCGGCTATCCCGCAAGAGAAACGCCCCGGGGGATTGTAGTGTGAAAGATTTGAAAATCGTCTTGAGTATTCTTGGTCGTACATGCCTTCATCCAAACAGTGCGGAATGCTGCGGAGGAGTCACGATCGATCATGTCGTTCCATTGTCGTTGGGAGGGAGCAACCGCTCGACGAATCTTCAACCCCTGTGTCATTCTCATAATTCCAGAAAAAGCAATTGCTCGTGCGCCGACTACCGCACCCCCGACCAGATTCGCCAAATCCTTGTCGCTTTCCCGCATCCATAGTTCGTGCTACACATGGAGCGTACCGCGCTCCGGTCGAAGAAGCGCCCTTGATCGATCGGAGATCTTGTTGTGAAAATCCCAGCCACTGTTCCATATGCCGGCCTCGCCGGAATGACCGTTCCCAATATCACCAACAAGCCTGAGCTTCAATTTGTCGATCGGCAGATCAACGCCAACATCCCGTCCACCGCAATCGTTGGCACGACCGGCCTGCGCAGAGCCAGCGGCTACATCTTCGAAGAAGGGCTCAGCCAACTTCGATACTGGCAGGGCCAGAACTACTACCGGGCGATGTGGGACGATTCTGCGGTCATCGGGGCGGTGATGTTTATCGTGCAGGCCGTTCTGCGCGCATGCCCGTGGTCTGTGAAATCAGCAAACGACACGTCGGCTGCGACCGCCGAGCAAGAATTCCTCGAATCAAACATGGGAGACGCCGAGAATAGCTGGGGTGACTTCATCTCGGAAGTGATTACCATGCTGATTTTTGGCTTCTCAATTTTTGAGGTCGTGATGAAACTCCGCAAGGGCGAGCATCTCGACGACCCGATGATCAACAGCCAATATTCCGATGGCCGTTTCGGAATTCGCAGCCTGGAAATGCGCGCCCAAGAAACGATTTGGCAATGGGCTATGTCTCGGCGCGGGGATTATTTCGGGGCGATACAGCTGGACATCTACAACCAAACTGGAAACGGCCCCGTGTTTCTGCCGGCCGATAAAATACTTCATTTCAAGACCAGATCATTCAAGGGCAACCCCGAGGGCTATAGTGTGCTCCGGCCGGCCGTGCGCGCTTTTCATTATGTAAAACGTTTGGAAGAGATCGAAGCGATTTCTATGGACCGATCGCTTGCGGGCATGCCGGTCATGGAGGTCCCGCCACAGATCATGCTCCCTGACGCTAGCAATGGAGAAAAACAGCTTTTCCAAACACTGCAAACGATGGTCCAGCAGGTGAAGATGGACGAGCGGTGGGGCGCCGTCATCCCCTCATCGACCGATGGGGAGGGCAAGAGTACCGGTTATAAATTTTCCATCATGTCTGGCGGCGCAGGCGGAAGCCGTCAGTCGATCAATGACGCGATTGTTCGCTACAACACGTCAATTCTGACGTGCTTCTCATCTGATTTTATTCAGCTAGGCCAATCCAAGGTCGGCACACAGTCGCTATTCGAAGGCAAGTCCAACCTGTTCATGCTCGGCCTCACCCACTACCTGGACATCATCGCCGAGACGTTGAACCGCACGTTGGTGCCGCGAATCATGCGCTTGAACGCCGTGCCGCGAAATCTGTGGCCGACGTTCGAGCACGGCAAGCTGGACAAGCCCGACTTGGACGTGCTCGGCACGTTCTTGCAGAAGGTGGGGGCCGCCGGCATCTTGTCGCCCAATCGCCAGCTCGAGGAGCGTGTGCTTGAGATAGCGGACTTGCCGGCACCGAGTGAGGACGACACGGCGGTGTTCGACGACTTAACGACGCCGACGCCGTCGAAGGGAGCCGACCGCGCGGTAAACTTGTTGAGTTCAGACCAGGCGGCCGATATCTTGAAGATCAACGAGGCCGTGGCATCGAAGAAGCTCGGGCCGAAGGCGGCGGCGAAACTGCTCGCCCAAAGGCTAGGCATGGATGACGCGCACGCAGCCGAATTTTTGGAGACACCCGAGAAGGAAGAGGCGCCTATTGTGCCAGGGGTCGTGCCGCCGAAGCCAGGCGTACCGGTTTCGCCACAGGATAAACAACCATGACCATCATGACGCGACCAGTGACGAAAGAATACGAAGAGGGCTGGGAAAATACGTACCGGCACAAGACCGATCGTGATTACCTCCTGTACATCGGCGTGCGCCCTACTGCTTTTATCGGGAAGTCGCCGGAGTTCCACAACGTCCTGCCGTCACACTATCGCGATGACGAAGAGGACATCTTCACGCCCGCCGTATTCCACGCATGAACCGTGACGAGGCCCCGCTGGCTCTACGCCGCCCGTTCGTCAGGCTGGCCAGGGGCGCGGTCACTCCGCACATGCTCGAGATGTTGCGCGGCGGGGCATCGGCAGACGTCATCGCCGGCCTGTTGCCTAAATTCTATCGTCGCGATCTTCAGGGACCATGGCGCACGTTCTGGATCGAGTACACGAACGCCGCCGCGCAGATTATGCACGACGCGGGCCGGAGGGCGCGCACATGGAAGAGTGTGGAGCGCGCGCCCGAGATTACGGTCGCGTTGAATCCCAGAAGCAAGAAATGGATCGACGAGCACGCGGCGGCCTTGGCCGTCGAGCTATCGCGGCAGCAACATGAGGTGGTCCGCGCGGTCATCGCCGATGGCTACGCGCGTGGGTCCCGTCCGGAGGAAATGGCGCAGCACTTGAAGGCCGTAGTTGGATTGACCAGCAGGCAGCAGTCGGCGGTGTCGCATTTCGCCGACCAAGAAGATGTGACGGACGCGCAGGTGGAGCGGTATGCGAACAAGCAGCTGGCCTACCGGGTAGAAAATATCTCGAGAACTGAAAATCGCGCGGCCGTCGAGAATGGCAGATGGAATGAATGGCGCGAAGCGGTAGATACTGGGGAATTGCCGGCCACCACGAGACGTCAATGGGATTCCAGCCCCGACTCATACAGGCTGTGTGAAAATTGCGCAGAGCTCGACGGACAAATTGTTGGCATGGATGAGCCATTTCACAGCGACGAGCTTGGAGACATAGACACGGCTCCGGCACATCCTCAGTGCCGGTGTACGGTTTTGGCTGTGTTTGACTAACACCCGTGCTTTCGCGTACCTTTGGCCAAGTCGATCGACAACCACTTAGGAGATTTTGAAATGCGCCATTTCCTTTTTGCTCTCGTCATTTCTCTTGGGCTAGTGCCGGTCGCGGCGCAGGCCACCACGCAGGTATTGCTCAAAGCAGAGCTCGGGACCGTCTATGGCCGACACGGGTTCATTGGCACCGATTTGAAGCTCATCCTCGACAAGACCTATGGCCAACCCAGGTTGTTTGACACCGCTTCGGCACTGCTGGCCGACACGGCGCAGACCGATGGAACGATCGCTTATGCCTTGGACACCCATGCGATCTACATCATGGAGAACAGCACATGGCAGGGCGTCACGGTCGCGAGCGGTGGCAACTCGAGCATCTCCGGCACGCTGGGAGTGAGCGGGGCCACCACCTTGCAGAGTACGGTGGCCATCACCGGCGCCACGACTGCTACCGGGGCAGTCTATGCGAACGGCGGAGTCGATCGTTCTACCGCTGCGGCTCTGGCTGTCGGTGCCACCAATGCGACGGCGATTAATATCGGCGCCACCGCAACCCCGGTGATCGTCACGCCGGCCGGGGCCGTGACCGTGCCCAGCACACTGGCCGTCACTGGCGCGACGACCGCGACCGGGGCTATCCGCGCGAACGGTGGCGTTGACCGGTCGACTGCGGCCGATCTGGCCATCGGTGCCACAAACGCCACGAACGTTAAAATTGGTGCGACCGCCACGCCTGTCACTGTAACCGCCGCCGGGGCCGTCACCATCCCGAGCACGTTGGGCGTCACCGGCTCAATCTCGCCGACGGGCGGTATGACCATGACGATCGCGAACGGAGCCAACACGGCATGCAATACCACGTGCGGCGGCAAGGCGTGTGTGATCGGCTTCGATGCCGGTGCCAGTGCATTCGTCGCCTGCGCGACGGCCACGGCCGACACTTGCATTTGCGGGCCATAAGCTAGGGGTACCAACGTGCCTCTCGCCGCAAGCTGCTCAATCGAAGCGTACCGCGAGAACATCGCGGAGATGATCAAGGCCGGCCACGATCCAGACAGTGCGGTTGCGGCCGCACACCGCCAGCTTCGCGAAGCATGCCGCACCGAGGGCAAGCCGACGCCGGAGACCAAGAAGAAATCCCGCGAGTATCTCGAGGCGGCGCTGGCCAAGGCCAAGGCCGCGCTGGGCGACAAGTTCGCGGAGGTCCACGCTCACGCGCGCGGTCACGCGGGCGGCATGGCGAGCGGGCGGGCCCGGGCCACGTCGATAGAGAAGTCGTTCATGGCCGGCACGGCGTCGCTCTCACAATGGGAGCTCGACGACGCCTTCGAGCGCGCGGAGGTCTGGGCGGCGGCGGACGTGCGGCGCGGCACACGCACGGGCGGTGAGGTGCTGGCCGAACAGTTCTGGGCCGAGAAGTGCCGACGCGAGGCGGCGGCCAAGGGTGAGAAGCTCGGCGGCAAGCCGGGCCTTCCCCGCGATAAGGCGGACCCCGACGAGCTCCGGCTGGGCACCAAAGAAGAGATGGAGCACACCAACGATCGCGCCATCGCCGAGGAGATCGCGCTCGACCATCTCAAAGAAGACGCCCACTACTACTCGCGTGCCAAGAAAGCCGACCGCTCCGGGGATCCCGGGGTCATGATTGCCCTGCGTTTGCCAGCGCAGACCGCCAAGGACATCGCACTCGAAGGCGGCGAGCCGGCTGAGTCGCTACACGTGACGCTGGCGTACTTGGGCCGTATGTCAACCGTGGGGCCGACCGGCATGATGAGCGCCGTCGAGGCGATCGGCACCATACAAGACACGCCAGTGCTGCGTGGGGTCTTGGCCGGCATTGGTCGCTTCGCCGGCACCGATTCGTCCGATGGCAAGGACGTATTGATCCGGCTGGTCGACGTGCCGGGACTCACCGACTTGCGGGCCCGGCTGGTGCGCGCCCTTGTGGCCCGTGGCGTCCCGGTCAACCAGGCCCACGATTTCACGCCACACCTGACACTGGCGTACGTCGACGAGTCGGCCAAGATGCCGAAGCGTGCGCCGCTGCAAGACATCTATTTCGACACGATGGTGTTGTCGGTCAATGACGCCGACACCGCGTTTCCCCTTGGGCAACCTTCGCCGGTCGACTTCGCCTCCCCCTCGAAGGCACCGGCGGAGGTGACCCAAGTCCAAGATGGCAGCGTGGTGTGCGGCGAGCTGGTGTGCCATTCCGTGCCCGGCCTGCATGTAGGCGACATTGTTGAAATCACGGCCGATATTTCCGGTGACATGACGGTTTCGGGCCCGAGCCACAGCTCGGTCGCGGCACCGCCAGAGCACATCCAGAAGACCGCAGAGGCGGCGCACGATGCACTGCTCCACTCAACATTCGTCCCGTTCGTCGGGCCCGCGTCTGCGCGACTGGTATTCGTCAGCGCGGCCCCTAACGAGCTCGAGCTTGCGCGTGGCGAGGCGTTTGTCGGCGCCGATGGTGTTGCGTTTGCCGAGCGTTACCTGGCGCCTCTGGGCGTCACAAAATCCGAGGTCGCCGTCGGGTTCGCTTGCCCGGTCGTCCCAAGATGCGAGATGCACCAATTCGGCGTTGGGAACTACATCCCGCAACAGTGGCAGGACTTCACCAGGGCCGAGATGGACAAGTACGCCGAATACCGAAAAACCGAGCTAGACCGTTGGCCGCAGGCCGTGGTGGTGGCGATCGGCAAGACCGCGCATGAGGCTCTTGGGGACCGGGCGCTCTTGATGATGCCACATCCATTGGCGGCCAGGCTTAACGAGGATCGGTACACAAAGAAGACTTGCAGGTCCACGCAAGGAGAAATGGAGCGCAAATTAGGTCGTATCACCAAGGCTCTTGACGAGGGATTTATTTTCAAGGACACTAGTGTCATCTCCCCTGGTCCAAGGTTGGAGATCCTCCCCGGTCGAAGTGGTGAGTGTTTCGTCAAGGTAGCGAAGGCAGCGGCCGAGAAACAGATCGTCTACTGCGTGGCCATCGACCCATACGAGGTCGACACGCAAGACGAATGGATCCCGCCCGCCGTCGCAGAACAGGCGGCGCACGACTATTTGAGGCAGTCGCGCGTCATCGGCCGAGAGCATACGCGCAAGGACCGCGCTGACTTGGTAGAAAGCTCGTGTGTACCCTACCCGAGCAAAGAGGACTACCAGAAGGCGATGACCCTGCAGCCGCATTCGGCATGGGAAATGCCTTATGGAGACGATGTTGTGCATTCTGGTGCGTGGATAGTCGGGATCAAGCTCGACGCCGATGGCTGGGCCGCGTATAAGCGCGGAGACATCACCGGCGTATCGATCGGTGGATTCTCGGCCAAGACCAGGGCGGATAAGGCGTCGATGCCGGAAGTTACCTTTGTGCCTCTGGTGCCGAAAACATGAACATGCTCACCCACTTGTCGACGCTGGAAATTTCCAACGTCAAAAAGGCGGCCAATAGGAAACGGTACGCCATCACCAAATCGGAGAAGAAAATGTCAGTCGATACCAAACAAGTTGTCACCGTGGTCGCCGAGGGCGAAACCGAATTCGTTGAGACGCTGAAGAGTGAAGGCGCCAGCGATGACCGCATCGCCGCCGAAGTCGCCATCTACCGGATTAAGAAAAACTGCGCCGACGTGCTGCCCAAGGTCGAGAAGGCCCACAAGGAGACTGACGGCGACGAGAGCCAGGGCGCCGACGAGAGTGATGACGCTTACATGAAGCGCGCCAAGAAGTGCGGCTTCGAGCCGAAGAAAAAGACCGCCAAGTCGGCGGACACGGAGCCCGAGATGGACGCCAAAGTCGAGGCAATGTTCAAGTCGATGAACGAGAAGTTGGAGACGGTCGAGAAGAGCAACCGCGAGCTCACCGATCGCAACCAGAAGCTCGAGTACATCACCAAGGCCGAGAAAGAATTCCCGTACGCCCCGGGCAGCACCGAGGAAAACGCGATGCTGCTGAAGTCTGCGCACGACGCGGGGGCCAAGGCCGAAGAGGCCATGCTGTCCAACCTGAAACGCATGAGCGAGTTCGTGCAGAAGAACCAGACGATGATGCAGGCGACCGGCGTGGCCGGCTGGGCCGGCGGTCATGGCGATGCCGAGGCGAAGATGCAGGCCCTGGCCAAGAGCATCACCATGAAGTCGGAAGACGGCCGGCCGCTGACCGACGCGCAGCGCATGGTCCAGGTGATGAAGACCGCAGAAGGTCGCGAGCTCTACAATCAGTACCTCGCCGAGCACCCCAAGCAGCACGCTTGACGGCCGCGCTGCGTTTTGGCAGCATAGACCTATCCCCGCATCGCTGACCTGTTGAGAAGGTCGACGGGCGTTTACCCATTTACGTGGGTGGCGCGCCTTGTCGGCCCGACCACCAACAGGAGCGATCCATGTCTCAAGGTGTTACCGCGTTTGAAGGGCGCCTGAACCTAATCCCGGGGCTCAAGTGCGTTACCGACCTGTCGACGGCTGGTCAGTATCGGTTCGTCAAAATGAGCGCCAACATGACCGTAGCGCTGGCCACCGACGGCACAATCCCGATCGGCGTGTTGCAGAACAACACCGCCGTATCCCCTGTGGCGTCGTCCACTGTCCCGCAAGCCGTTGAAGTTGCCGGCGTTGGCAGTGTCACCAAGCTCGTGCTCGGCGGCACCGTCACGTACGGGCAGAAGCTCACGGCGGCGGCTGGCGGTGATGGTTCGGCCACTGCGGTCGATGCCGGTACGGACTACGTTGCGGCCATCGCCCTCGAAGGCGGAAGCTCGGGCAATATCATCGCCGCGTATCTTTGCGGCGGCACCACCTTGGCAGCGTCGTAAGAAAGGCGGACCATCATGGCCCAAGGACTTTCACATTACGAGGAAATCCTCAAGACTATCCCGGGGCTGATCTGCGACAGCTCGCTGACGACTAGCGACGACGGGACCAACTACCAGTACCACTTCGTCAAGATGACCGCAGACTTGACGGTGGGGCGGGTGGCCGGCACGACCGAGCAGGCGATCGGCGTGCTCGTCAGCAAGCCCACGACGGGCCACGCGGCTACGGTCGCGGGGGCTGGCAGCGTCGTCAAGGCAGTGGCGGGCGGGACAATCACGGCCGGGCAGCTCGTCAGTTCCGACGCCAGCGGCCACGCGGTGGCCGGCGCGTCGAGCAGCTACACTCCTGGCATCGCGCTCGAGGGTGCGAGCTCGGGAAATTTGGTCACCGTGCTGTTGCTCGGTGGCATGGACATCAAGGCATAACCAACAACCAACTTTTTCGTAAAGGAATTTTGCAATGCAACCCACCCCATCTGATGTGCATGTGAACGCACCGTTGACCAACGTTTCGATCGCCTACATGCAGGACCAAACTGATTTCATCGCCGACAAGGCGTTTCCGGGGATCCCCGTCCAAAAGCAGAGCGACCGTTACTACAGCTATGACAAGGGAAATTTTTTCCGCGCCAAGGCGCAGCGCCGGGCACCCGGAGCCGAGTCGGCCGGCAGCGGCTGGACGATCGACAACACCCCCACGTACTATTGCGATGTCTGGGCACTCCATCACGACATTGATGACCAAGTGCGCGCTAACGCTGACTCGGTGCTCGACCCCGACATCGAGTCGACCGAATTCGTGACCCGCGACATCATCCTGACCAAGGAAGTTCAGTGGGCCTCGAATTATTTTGCGGCCTCGACGTGGACCGGCTCGTCCACCAACGGTGACATCACGGTGTCACCCAAGTGGCTGACCGCCGGTTCAACTCCGATCGCGGACATGCGCACTGAATGCCGCTCGGTCATGAAACAGACCGGCTTCCGCGCCAACAAGGCGGTTATGGGCGAGTACACCAAGGACGTGTTGCTCGACCATCCGGATCTGTTGGACCGCATCAAGTACACCGAGACCGGCATCGTCTCGACGGCGCTGCTGGCCGCGGTGCTGGGGCTCAATGAGATCCTTGTCGGCGGCGCGGTCATCAACACCGCGAACGAGGGCGCCACGGACTCGCTGGACTTCTTGTTTGGTGACGCCGTGCTGCTCATCCACTCGGCGCCTAAGCCCGGTCTGCGCACGCCGAGCGCTGGCTATACGTTCCACTGGAACGATTTGGTCGGCGGGTTCATGCGGGTTTTGCGTTTTCGCATGGAGTGGCTCAAATCGGACCGCGTCGAAGTTGAGGCGGCCTTTGCCCAAAAATTGGTTGCCGCAAAACTCGGTGCGTACATCGCCGCACCGAGCGCGTAGTCAGTCAAGAAACGGTGGCCGGCTTCGTTGGAAGTGAGCCGGCCGCTTTCTTTCCCCTTCACATCCTGGCATATTCTGCACGATCCCGATCCACGGGATCCCCCTAACGTTCGATAGGAGAACGAAATGTCAGAGCCGTACAAGAATCCGCCAGGATATACGCCCATATACAAAGCGCTTCAGCGCGTTCATGGGCACAAATTCCCCGATGGCATCTATCGCGACGTGGAACCGGGCGAACCCATTCCTGGCGCCGAAAATTGGAGCAATCCCCATCTATGGTGCAAGCGCGGCGTGGTCGCCCGCATCGACGGTCGCGAATCATCCCCTCACGACCCCCATGGCCCCTACGTGCCGCCACGCGCTCTGACCGAAGAGGACGTGGCGCACATTGCCGAGATCAAGCGGCAGAAGCTGGCGGGCACATACGAAGGGCCGGGCATGTGGAACAAGCTGTCGCCGGCACAGGTCGAGGCGCTGGCGAAGGAGCCCCAGGCCGCCACCGATCCGACGCCCGCCGAGATGGACGCCACACCGGTCGTCGCCAATCCGGCGTCCGCAAAATCTCTGGCCGATCTCAAGTCGATGGGTCGCGGCGAGCTCATCAAGTACGCGGAGACGCGGACGATCAAGCTGAACGGCAACGAGGACAAGCACGCGATCATTGCAAAATTGACGGCCGGCTTTTAGACTAGCGGGATGACTTGGACCTACACGGGATCCCCCGCAACTTCCTTTTCTGACGCCGTGCGCTTCCAGTGCGGCGATACCGACACGAATAATCAGCAGCTGCAAGACGGCGAGATTGCGGCCGGGGTAGCCAAATACCCGGCCAACGAGCGACTTGCCGCGGCGTTTTGCTTGGACGCTCTGGCTTCGAAATATGCGTCCAAGGCTACGTTCTCTGTCGGCCAGATTTCCAAGCAAATGGGCAACGTCGCCGAGAACCTACGCCAGCAAGCGGCGTTGTTGCGGCGCGAGGCCGGGAAGCTCGCTGGCGCGTTCTTTGGTGGGCTCACCAAGAGCGGCAAGGTGCTGCTCGACAATGATTTGGATGCGGTGAAACAGCCGTTCGTTATAGGGCAATTCGACTCGCCGCTGGTCAAACAGTTCGACGGGTCGCATCGCGGCAATGGCTGACCCGCTCGGCAACTGGAAAAAGCTGCTCAAGAACTTGGCCGAGGCGGCAGACTACGAGGTCAAGGTCGGCTACCAGGGCGAGACAGGAAATCAGAACCATGAGCAACTGGCGGCAGCAAAAGCCGGACGCACTCCCGGTAAGAGCGAGTTGACGATTGCCGAGGTAGCCGCCGTTCACGAGTTCAACGATCCGTCCGATACACCGCCAGGTCGCCCGCATATCAGGCCACCTATGTATGAGAAGGAAGACTACTGGCGCAACCGGCTGGCACAGCTGCTGCACGACATCATCGAGAAGGGCGGCAACCCCAAGCAGGCGTATCGGCAGGTTGGCGAGGAGTATCGCAAGGCGATCATTGCACGCATGGACGCTGGCATAGCCCCGCCATTGGCCGACTCGACGATCAACCGACGCCGCGGGCAGAACACTGCGGCCAAGCGCGCCAAACGCGAGGCACAGGGGAACATGGATACGACGCCGCTCGAGAACACACGGGTAATGCTTGGCGCGATAAGCGTCGAGGTGGTACATAAATAGCCATGCTCGACGTGACTGACTGCCTTACCGATCCAGACGTTGGCCAGCCCGTGACCATCAGCCGCACGGCCTCGCCGACGTTGACCAACGGCCGCGCGGGCGTCGAGACGGCGACCACGCAGGCGATCACGGCCTCGGTGCAGCCCCTGTCGAGCAGTGAATTGCAGTTCATGCCCGAGGGCTTGCGCGAGCAGGAGCTGGCATGGGTTTTCTCGCAAACCGAGCTGTTGACGCGGCCGATGCCTGACCGGTTCACGTACCTGGGCGCCACCTACGAAGTAATCGACGTGCATAGCTGGGCGCATGCGGCTGGCTATTACCAGGCGCTGGCGACGAGGGTTACGCAAACATGACCGAACCCATCGTCTGGACCGACATCGAGGCCGGGCTCGCCGCATGGCTTGGCAGCATCGTCGCCAACGTCGTGTTCGAGGGACAGCGAATTCCGCTGCAACCATACCCCTACGTGTCGGTATCGTTGCTGACTTCGCAGCGACGGGCTGGACGTGACGACCAACTACAGACCGTTGATTTGCACCGCGCCAAAATCATTCGGGCGACCCCCTCCGTGGCTGACAACACGACGTACAC